CTGGATCATCACCAAGCTTGGCGAGTGTTTCCTGTTTGGCGTGCCATTTAACAATTTCGCCAATAGGGTCTCTGCCCGTACCAAATTGCTCATAAAGCGGCTTAAAAGCTATCGGGTCTGACTTCGCAAGTTCCTGAAAAGCCTGCTTCGCAATCTCGACTTTTTCCTTGCCGTGATCACGTAAAGCTAATGCTTCAGACATGTTTAGTCTCGCTTTCGCCTCAACGCTGCTGACCCGCTCCTCAACCGTTTGGCTGATTTGTTGAGCCATCAGTCGAGGGTCTTGCTGGACCGCCGCCTGTTGCTGCTGCTCGTAAAACTGTTGATAACGCAAACGCTCTTGGCGCTCTTGATCAAGCTGACGCTGATAATCAGATGCCTGCTTTTCCAGTTCTTGTCGCTTTGTCTTTTCATCCTTGTAAGCGGCATATTGCCAGCCCTTCGGTTCATCATCTGACGGCTCAGGCTCTGCCTGCGGTTGCCCGTCTTCTGTGACCTCTGGTTCAGCGCTTTGCTGCCCTATGTCTGGCGTTACCGCTTCTGCAACCTCAGTCACAGCTTCGCTATCGCCATCCGAAAGGATGTCATCCAATGGTGTTCCCATGTTACTCTCTCGCTAATTGTGACCTTGCGTTGTCATCACGTGTCGCCCGGTAGCCCGGCGTCGGCCTATTGCCCGTTGAAGTCCGGCATCGACTATCAGTAACCCGCTGTCGCCAATGTTGGCGGCATTTGCGCGTTCTGAATCTCGTTAATCGCTTTCGCCTTGTTCAGCTCAATCTCTGAGCCAACCTTCATGGCGTCCGCTTGTGTTTTCTGTCCATTGGCCTGCGTAACCGCAATGTCAGCCTTGGCTTTCTCCATACCAAGCTGCTGCATGACCTGTTGAAGCTGCTGTTGCATCTGCGCCATTTGCTGCTGTTCAGGGGACATTTCACCGCCGCCCTTAAGCGTCTCGATAAGCTGATCCTTGTTGCGCAATTGGCTCGCTTGCAAAACGACTTCCATATATTGAGGCGGCAAGCTGGCCAGTGTTGGCACAACCTTCATAAGCTCGCCAAACTGCTCTGACTGAAGCGTGATCGTATCCGGCGCGTCCTCAATAATAATATCAACGTCCATTTCAGCCGTTGGGTTCTGCACTTTAGTCACAATCCCCAGCCGTGGATCACCTGGCATAAACCGCAGACGCTGCATAGCCTGCACACGCTCTGGTTCGTCCATATCTTCCAACTGGTCAGCCACTGTCATTGGGCGATTAAAGCCAACGAAACGCACATTCTTCTCATTGTCCGTTACACGAACCCAGCGCTCTTCGTTCCAGAACTGGCGGATAGCATTCCAGATCGCGCGATAAACCCGCACATCAAAGCGGCGCAACGTATCGAGAAGGTCGCCCATCTCCATCATGCCGCCCTGCTGCTGCGCTTGAATAGCCCGGCCAGATTGACCCTCTGCATCACCAAGCATCGCCGCATTAGGTCCAGACCAATCCATATAGGCCATTGCATCCTGCAAAAGAGCAGCCTGACCTTGGCCCATGTCCGTATTTCGCTCAACTTGGAACGCACCGTCACGCATGACGCCCGGTGGAAGCTCAACAGCGCCATCAGGCTTGGCTAATTCTTCACGCACTTGGCGAGAATTGACCCCTGAACCCTTCTCGTAAATGATCTGACGTGTGTTAAGGATGTGCAGCGCCTTGGAGCGGCGCTTGTTAATCTCATCTTGCGGGTCAATGAACTGGCGCACCTCGCCGTAGCGATTATTGTCACGGTCAATATATGCCGTTTCCATAATCATCGGGCAGCATGGCTTGCCGTCTTCGTCCTGATAGGGGCTTTCGCCACCCTTGAGCATTCCGCCCTTAGTGAACTCTGCAAAGTACCAGACGCCGCCCTGTTTGAAATACATCTGCACAACACGAATACGCTTTCGGCCGCGGTCTGCCCATAGCTGCCATTTCGGCTTATCGTCATAAGTGTCTGTATAGCTCGTTGCGTTAAATGTCGCCGTTAGCGCATCCTCGCCAGCATCGCCATAAGTCGCCTTGGCTTCGTCATAGTCCATCCAGACCACTTCACCCATGTAACGCGCATCAGAGAAGTCTAGCTCAGAAGAATGCGGATCAGAGAAGAAACGGTCCCAAGCAACGCGCTTAAGCCTAATCTCCATTTGAGGAGAACTCATTGCAGAGCCGCCCATCAACTGCTCTTTGTAGTTCCCCTTTGCCTCTGCCGCCAGCTTAATGCCGCCCACACCCTCGACAACGAGATTGCGGAACACGCGAGAGCGCTTGGATTGGTAATCTTCATGCTCGCATACATAGCGCAAGGCATCTGTTGCCGCTTCTGCATCCTGCTCATGTTGAGGCGTACGCGGATAAGCTTTCGGGTCAGTCCGCTGCGACTTCTCAACGCCCATGAGGAAGCCGACTTTATCCTTGATCACGTTGAACACGATAGGCGGCTGTTTGCGCAGCTTGAGAACACGCATTTCCTCGTCCGTTAGCTGCTTACCATCAACATAGTCGCGGTCGCGCTCTGACTTCTTGCGCGCATCGTCACTGGCCTGCTCTGCATTCTCGAACCACTGCACCAATTGAGAGAGGCCAGCATCATCGACGGTCATAGTGTCTTCCAATCGGACTCTCCCTTATTCTTGTTAAATGCTTTATAGTAACGGTCTGCTGGCTCAGTCTTTGGCGTCATCTCAACAAAGGCCGGATGCGCCTGATCAAACACACGGCCCATCAAGCCGAACACAGCAACCGCATCATCATGCTTACCAGCCGGGAACGAGAGCAATTGGCTCAAAAGCCTGTCACCCATCGGACCCTCTGGCAAAGAGACATGCCCCATAGCAGCTCTAGCCTGTATCGCTCTGGCGCGCGTCGCCGTATCATGGATGGATTGCACCCACTCAACACGGCAATAAACACTTCTTTCAGTCATCCGGCGTTTCAGCATCGGCTCAACAGCCTTCTGAATAACACCGCCCTCACCAAACGCACAAAACGGCTTGTGCGCGTCAATCATATCAAGCTTGCGTTCAATCCACACATCAGAGCTTGTCTGACCATGCCACCAATCTTCAACGTAGATCGTGTTATCTGGCGCAATGGCAAACAGACCATGTTCTGTGTAATCTCCGGTCTTCTCGCTGACAGCATAATCACTGCACAAATAGCGCGAGACATTGTGAGGAACCGCAGCATGGCGCTTGAACCATTCCCGCTTGAAAAATGTACCATCGTCAGGGCTAGGCTCCTGCTGATAAAGCGCTGACCAATCCCTAGGCCCGATCGCTCTCTCTATTCGCTCAAGAGCAGGACCATCAAACATCTCAGGCCACAAAGGCCCATAATCACCCATTGAAGGCAGAATAAGCTTTTCCCACTTAGCCCCGCCTTTTGCCTCCGCTTCCAACAAACGGCCCGCTAGATCATCCTCATGCCAGCGCGTCTGAATCAGGATAACCGCGCCACCCTTCATCAATCGCGTGTAAGCAGTCGAGGTGTACCAATTCCAGATCGTGTCCCGGCGCGTCTCGCTATCAGCCTCTTCACGGTCTTTAAGCGGGTCATCAATAATGAATATGTCAGCACCGCGCCCAGTAACAGCAGTACCAACACCAGCAGCAACATAAGCGCCAGCACCCGAAGTGTTCCAACGGTTAGCCGCCTTGCTGTCCGAAGCGAGCGTTGTCTTGAACACATTCTGATAACGCTGCTCACCCACTATGTTTCTAACCTGTCGGCCAAAGTCCGTTGCAAGATCGCTGTTATACGACGCCTGAATGATTTGCCTTCGCGGGTTGCGGCCCAAAGCCCATGCCGGGAACCGCTTCGTTGCCAATTCTGACTTACCATGACGAGGCGGCATAAAGATCATTAAGCGATCTATGTCACCGCGCTCAACCGCTTCCAGCTTTTCAGCTATTAGGCGATGGTGTGTTGCTGTCTGATACTGAGGGAACGTGTACTCAGTGAATGCTATCAGGCTGCTCTGTGCCGCGAACCGACGCTTCTTCTCTCTCAGTAAGCTCTCTAGCGAGAAGCGCGTCGATTTCGTCCGGCCCAAGGTCTGCAACATCTGTCACCGTTC